AGAACTACCTTCATATAATTTCCCCAACTTATGAGTTTGCCTTTTAACCCAATTACCTTGTTCGGGTAAAGCCAATTTGTCTTCATTTGGGAACCAAAGAGATTCAAGAACCCCCAACCTACTATCAAGACTGTTTTTGTTTTTTATTCCCTGATCTTCTTCTTCCCCCAAAACTCCGAGTTCTTTTAGTTGAGTTAAATATCTTCCAGCTCCTGTTGATCCTGGAGCCCCAAAAGCTCCCGATGTATACATCTGAAGTATTTGATCTTGATCCATTTCTCCCATAGGTGATGTAGAACCAGCTTGTACTTGATTTTTATCTACGAACTGTCTACTTCCCGTTGTTTTGTCTATAACAAATGGCATATTAATTCCATCCTCCTTGTCCGTCCCCCATCCACCAAACTCCACTACCAGATGGCCATTCGACTTGTGTACTTTGATTTAATGGCGATGAATATGGTGGTTCATCAAATGATTGAGGAGTTGGACTTCCACCTCCTGGCAGTAAACTTGATAAATCAAATCCCCCACCACCACCGTCTCCCGTTCCTGGCAACTTGCCTTTAGCGTAAGACTGGACAATATTACCTTGAGCATCAAGCATAACTTGTCTGTTACCTAAATCTAACCAATCATATTTAGGCTGTTGCATTTCATATTCTCCTAACAAATCCTGATAGGATTGTCTGGTTGTTTGTGCTCTTGATTGATCTGCTGCCACCTTAGATTGGAAGGCCCTTGTCCCGGCCCCAATAGTATCTTCTATTCTCCCAAACCTCTGTCCTAAAATAGAACTCAATGAAAGCATTGGTAAGGATTCTGTTCCTACATATTGACTTACTAAGTTTTCTCTTTGGAAGGGATTGAATATATCTTGATATTTTTCTCTTCCTGCCTGAGGAGCTCCTAAATAATTTTTTGTTGCTACATCTAATGGCTTGACTATATCCTGGCTGGCTCCATAGGCATCAATGATTTTCTGCCTTAAAACATCTTCTACCTTATACTGTTCAGAACCGCTTTGTCCTGCAGTTGTAGCTGCGCTTTGTGACGTTGTTCTTGCTGCTGATATGTCTTCTAGTGATATTGCCATAATTAATTATAACTAAACTCTAAAATATTCAGGTACTTGGTATCCTTTCAGTGCCCCTCCTCCCGAAGTCGGGAACTGTCTATAAAACGATTGTTCTAGTGGTGTGTAATATTGTGAAACAGCTTCCTTCTTTCTTGTAAGAACTCCCCCTTCAATAGCATACTTTTCTTCTCTCCCAATATCTCTTTCCTTTCTTTGTTGAGCAACATCATATTGTCCAATTTGTCTTGTTAGCCCAGCCTGTTCTTCACCAAATCTAGCTTCTGAGCCTTGCATTCCCTCCTTATAACCAATTTCTTCTAGCCCAGTGGCTCTGTTTTTAATACCTGAAAAGAATAAACCTTGACCCGCAAATCCTTCTTCAGCTTTACCGACAGCCTGGTCGTATGCTCTAGTTCTTGCAGACGTATCCAGTCCTTGAAGTGTCGTGAGCAACTTAGACTCTCCTCTGGTTGTTTGCCTTTGAATATCAAGATTAGAAACATAGTCACTCAGTAGTTCTGAATAATAGGGAGTATATTCTTCTGTTGCAGACTTCTTTGCAAGTTGCTCGTCAAATACAAATGGGTTGGTTGCAGTATACTGCTCCAGGTATTCTGTTTCTCTTTTAATGGTGTCTTGCTGTGCTTTGATTAATGAATCGGCGAAACTCTCGGCAGTTGATCCTCCCCCTGATCCGTCAGACCCCCCATAAGCTCTTAACTTTTCTTCTCCATGCCCAGCAGCAATGTCAGCATTAATCGAAGCCTCGTCATTCCATCCCAATGCTTTGTAGATACTTACAAGATCCATAATTCAATTATAACTTAACTTACCAATTAACTTAATGTTACCCCTTTCCAAGTCGATCCGTCCCAAACTTGAAACTCAAATGTATCTGTAGAATAATAGATAGCCCCTCTTCTTTCCCCTTGGCCTGGTTTATCTTTGTCTAAGCCAATTCTCATAAATTTAGATATACTTTCACTTTCCCCTGTAGACTTTTGTGTTTTCAAACTGACCTCATCCTCGAGCATTTCCACATCCTCAGATGTTTTTCTTTCAAGAAACTTATCAAATCCTACAGTTTTATAATCAGACATCGTTGTAATAAATAACTAACTTTTCTAGTAAGAAAGATTCATTTGTGGAAGTTTCTATAACTTTTAGTTTAACTCCTGTAGCTACAGAGTTTGTTGGAAAATACCAAGTAGACATATCTCCTAACTGATCCCCTCTGAGAGGGGTCCAATCTTGATCGTTTACAAAACTTTTACCATCAACTTTCTCTCTATAAAGAAGTTTGTATAGAATGATAATGTCTGGCCCATTATCTACAAAGGCTTCGATTTTCGAAAAGTTTACAGGTTCACTCGAACCTACTGGATAAATAGGCTTAGTTTCTAATTCAAATGGAATAGCGGATCCGTTAAAGTCATAACCAGATTCAAGTTGATAAACCGTTCTTGTTGTATCTCCTGCATAAACTTTGGGAACATTACTTTCGAGCCAATTTGTTGCTACCTTAATTCTCGTTTTCAAACTCCTAATAGACATCGTTTCTGAACTTTCATTAAAACAGGCAACGGCATGGGTAATCATTCTTCCATCTCTCAAAGTAACTGTCCCTAAATACATGTTAACCGTCTTATCTATCTCATTTCTCCAACCGCAAACTTCACTTTGGAAAGAACTACTTACACCTTCAATAGCATCTTCTATAGTATTTGAAATTAATTGTTCTTCAGACCCTTGAGTTCTATAAATACCCGACGGATGATACCAATAAATGTATCCACCAGATTCAACAATACTTCTACTAGAGGTGGTTCCTGGAGCTGTTTTAACTTTTCTCAAAACCTTGCCAACTGAGTCATATCTCCAAAGAGAGTTCTTTTTGAATAAAAATAATTCATTAGATGTCTCTGCCATTCCCATCCCCATATCTCCATCTTCTGTGGCTATTTCAATATAGTTTCCTCCAACCCAATAGTTATTTGAAGAAGAAGCACTGGTTAAACTTTCTGTTAAAGTTAATTGAGTTTCTGAGTCTACCGTTAGTACGGTATACTGACCAGAATTGTCTCCATCTAATATCCAAATAGGATCACCCACTTTAATGTTTTTTGTAATAAACGTGGCCCCACTTGAAGTGATTACCGCAGAACTGGCAGATTGAACCAGATCACTATTTGTTTCTAAACCCCATTTTAATACCCCCTTCTTAGGAAAGTCTGAATACCAACAGAATGATGGATACGCAGTTCCTCCTAAATACACTTTATAAAGATAAAGTCTGGTTTTATGTTCTTTTACAAATTGAGCAATTGGCGATCCCGTTACGTTAGTGGTTGTAGACCACGCTGTCCCATTATACGAGTAGTTATTTTCTGAGTAATTGACCATAAATACATGATCTAAGAAGCTTTCAAAATAAACATCTGTGTCTGTTGCTAAAGTTACAGATTGAAATTCCCATGCAGTTGTTGATGAGTTATAAATAACTGGATGGTTATTCCAAACTACAATTAGATCTTCAGTTCCGTCAACAAAACTATGACCATGAATCCCATTTATAGAAATAGAAGTAACCGCTGTACCATTATAGGTAAGGTCTTCTTGGTCATATAAATTTACTGAATCATAGGTTTCTGCCATGGTTATGCTGTAGTTGTACTACTTGTTGATGTACTGGTTGATGTGCTGCTACTGGTTGATGTCGATGTTGAGGTAGAAGTAGAAGAACTTGTAGAAGTTGTCGTTGTGATGGTATTTCCTATTTGGTCATATCCTTTAGCTTTTTCCACGCCACCAATTCTTTTAAATGAGGCGTTGATCGCCAAATCAACTTGGTTAGGTGTACCCATAAATTGACTAGTCTTTCTTTGTATTGCCCCACTAAAGTCAGTGATTTCGATGTATTTTTCATCAGCCATTTTACCAGTATAACTCCCTTGCCTCACTACTACTCAATCTAGTTTGTTCTCCAAATTGTTTACTCCATCCCCTTTGTCCTCTAAATCTAAATAACTCAGGTTGGCCTCTTTGTCTCTTTGCTAAACTTTTAAGATTAACAAGGTCTTTTCTTACTCGAGCATTATATTTGTCAGCGTTAGATTGGCTGGATTTAATATCATCATAAATCCTATATAAAACATAATCTACATAACCTTTGGGGTGGGGGATCACTAATTCGTCCCCAAATGAGTCAACAACATCTAATTCAAAATAATATACAGGTTTGATGTAACAAACAGCAGATGATGGCGTTGGGTGTAGTCCAATGTATCCCAGACTAGAACTTGAGTCTGCAGGTAGAAGCGTCCAATATTTCACATTATTGTCTGCAGATTGATTAGCATCCGATTTTAGATTATAAAATTCACTAGTGGGGCTCCATGTCAGAGGATATGTTATGTCTGTATCTCCGTTTATATATCTATAAAGTAAATATTTCATTGAAATAAAATCGTCCCAATTGGTTTCTATGTTATATCTGTAAGTAGATGCAGTAGTTGCCACTGCGGTTCCTTCTTTTTCAAACCACCAAGCCTTTGGTATTTCGGGATAAACAAGATCTTGTTGATAATCATTCATGTAATTCATGATTGTTTCATCACTTATGCTTTCGGTTACAGGATTTTTGCGCACCTGTTCGATAACATAACCAACAGTATTTCTTCCATACCCAGCACCAGACAACCCATCTGAATAAGTAGAATAACTAGCAAGAGCAGAATTATAGAATCTCCATCTGAAGGTGTCTGTAGTTTCGCCTGGATCCGAAACTATAAGAGTTTTATTATCAGAATTGTCCCATCCAATAGCAAAGGGGGAATCTGTAATTTCTGCATAAGATCCACCAGAAGCTTTTCTTTCAAAAGAAACCTTATCCCACTGAGACAAATAAATTGGAGTTGAGTTAGGATGGGAAAAAGTGAGAGCAGAAGAAAAATTAATTATTGTTCCTCCCGAAGTCGAAGTAATCTGCCTTGACTCCGTTTGTTCTTGACCAGGCTCTCCCACAATAATAAACCAACTGGTAGTAAATCCTTCATTATTTCGTACAATTATATTTGTCCCCGAACTATAATCAGAATCAAGATATGTTCTCTCTTCACTCGATAGTTGTGGGTTGGCTACATTGATTTTTAACATAATTCATTAAATAAAAACACACCTTCTCCTGACCCACCAGGTGTATAAGTTGCATAGATAGACGCTTCAAAATTCTGATATGATGGAGCACCAAAACTAGTTGGTAAAGTAGGATAAGTGTTTCCCACAAAAGCCACTCCACTTGCTAATACTGTATTTCCCCACCATAAACCACCAGTACCTGTACCTCCATCATTTGTCCAGACTATCCAATAGTTACCCGATGGTATATTTACATTGGGGGTGACATTAGCCGTCACCCAACCATCACTTGTACTTGTAGTGCTCACTTCAACAGAAGTAATCTTTTTAGTTACAGGGGTGTTGCTACCATCGTCTGAATAAATAGCAAAAGTTATTTTAACTGTTCCTGCGTTCACATCCTTACAATATAAAGAAATAGAAGAAATAGTTCCTCGTACAGAAAGATTAAATTTTGATCCTCTTATAATTCCACCACCATCTTGTTGGTCGGTCGTAGCAGTATTGGTTTGTCCAAAAGTTGCCATAATTAAATATTTTGTCCAATAACAAACCCATCATAGTTACCGGCAGAAGTAACAATAAATCCAAACATGTCTGCCTTAGAAGCTGTTGTTGTTAGTGTCGGAGCAGCCCCACCAGCCCACTTAATTGTGGTAAACCAAGTAACTGTTTTTGTCCCCGTACCATCCTGCAAAAGCCTAAGTACAAATGCTTGTCCCACTGTTTCGTTGCTCAAAGCAAGTATTCTATTTCCTCCGAGTGTTACCGTATGTATTCCCCTTAAAGCCAAGTTAAATGTGATAGTTGCCCCGTCTGTATCTGTTATTATTCTTGGAGTTAATTTATAATCGTGTGAGGTTGTAACTGCTGATGAATCTATCCCCACTTTAGTTTCAAGTGCTTCTATACCATCCGAAGCATCATCATGTACAGTAGAATGAGAAGGAGAATTTAACTGTTGCGTTGATGTCGGTCTTGTAAATGAATCGAGACCTGTAGGGAATGACGTACTCATATAAGTAATTATAACTCAAACACCAAACTTAATGTCTATATCTAAATCCGACAAACAAATCTCTAATAATTACCCCTCTATGTCTTACTGGGGTAAACGAATAAGTTGTCGTACTGGACGTACTTGTTGAAGTAGAAGTTGAAGAAGAGGTACTCGTACTGGTACTAGTCGAGGTTGTATTAGTTGAAGTCGTAGAACTAGAACTAGAACTAGAACTTGTTGAA